AATTTTGTTGTATAACTAAAATCGCCCATTATATTCATTAATTCGTGATTTCCTAAAATAATATGAACATTTGAATTAAATCGCGAGGATTGCTTAATTAATTTGAAAAATAAATACAAAATTTTTGATTCTGATTGTTCATCTAAATATGTTGAATTGCGCCCACCTCTATCTAAAATATCGCCTAATTGAACCAAACTTGTATTATAAGCAATCCAATCTTTCTTTTTATTTATAATATTTGCTGAGTATAATATTCTTAATAATGCTTTATAATCCCCGTGAATATCACCAATTACAACTATTCTTTTAACAGGCGGAAATTCATCTTTTTGTATAATTTCACATTGTTTCATTACTTTGATATATATAATATAAATATATATATTTATATATATAAGTTAAAATATATATCAAAGAGTGCGGCGTGTGCTTATTAAATAAATAATAATTTAGATTTTAAATTAAAGGTAAAATTATGTAATTTATACTTTGTATCTTTATAATTATATAATCTTCCATTTTTATTAAAAAAATATCTTAATATATTTTTATTGGTATTAAATCTTTTATTAGTAATTAATTCTTGTGTTAAATAAGGAATTATGTCTTCATTTTTAATAATAAAATTGTTCTTATCAAAATATTTTATTGATTTTAGTTTATTACAACAAATAACACGTTGATAACTATTATAAAAATGTATTCCATTATAATACATACTAAACCCGACAGATTCTAAATATTTTAATGTTTTAATATTTCCTTTTAAAAAAGCAATCATATAGGCATTATTAGTAGCATCATTTTGTTCCCACATATAATATGAATCCTCAATATTTCTATCTATTATTATATCTCCATTACCTTCATTATATATATTTTTATATAAATATTTTAAGATTTTAATTTTACTAAATTGTGCTGCTATCATAAATGCGTTATCATAATCTCTATTTGTTTTATATATATTAATTCCAATTGATTCTAAATAATAACAGGTTTTTAATTTACTACCTTTAACAGCAAATAAAAACGCATTAAAAGAATGTTGGTTTATATAGTTAATATCAAAATTAATTAATTTTAAATATTTTAGTAATTTAATATTGCCTGTGTAAGCCGCAAATAAATATAAATTATTTAAACATCCATCAATAAGTATATTTAATTGGTCAATTGTATATATATCTTTATTAGTTAATATATTTGTAAATCCATAATAACAATATAAATACATTCTATATGGTTCTTCAAAAGTTTTAATTTGGTCCATATTTAATTTTTCTAATTTTTTTAATCCGGGCCAATGGTCATAATAATCTAAACATTTAATATATTTATCTTTGTTAATATTCATTATTAAATGCCCAGATTATGTATATATAATATATATATTAAATAAAATCAATTATATGCCGTGTTATACAAAGAGCGCCTTGCGCCGTGTGCCGATTAAATAAATAAATTCAATTATAGGCAAAGATAAAATCGCACATTTATTAAATAAACAATAATTTATTAATACAAATGTAATTAATATAAAATGGAGCATCTAATTTTTGTATTTTATAGATAGATAAAGAAAAATAATATTTATTATTATAAAAACGCCCTCCTTTACCATAAAAATATCTAAATATTTTAGTATTAACATCTCTTCGTAATTCAAATATTATATCTTTATTTGAAATTATATAGCCTTTTTTATCTAAATATTTTAAAGATTTATTAGTCTTTGAAAAAAGAATAAGATTTATATAAATTGGCCAATAATGTTTAGAATATATAAAATACATATCAAAACCAATACTTATTAAATAATCCGCTATTTTTGTATATCCCCAATATAAAGCAACTTGTAAAGCATCATATTTTGTGCCATTACAACAATTAAATATAAATGTTTTTTTTATATTATCATTCGCATATTTTATATTGGCATATTTTACTAAAATTTTTAATATTTTAATATGACCTTTACGAGTTGCTATTATAAAACAGTTACTACCATCTTCTGTTTTAATATCTACATCTAATAAATCATTTTTTATTAAATATTTTAATATTCGTGTATTACCTGTATATGCCACAATTAATGATACAGCTGGAATAAATCTTTTAATTGATTTTGGGAATTCTTCGGATTCTTTTAATTTAATAAATTCTCGCAATTCTTTAAAATAACTACGGAAAGCTATATGCCATAAATAAAACGAATCATTATTTAGTGCCAATATTTCTTCTTTTGTTAATGTTGATTTAGATAACTCATCTAATAAAGAATACATAATGGCAGCATATATTATATATATAATAAATTCAATTTTATATAGGCAAAGATAAAAACTCGCGAAATTAAATAAATAACAATTGATTACAATATATATGATTAATAAAAAATTTTTCTTTATTAGTTAAACAATATTCAAATTGCTCAAATTTTTTTTTATATGAAATCATATTAGTTTTTTTATATGAAATCATATTGGCTTTTTTACTTAAAAAATCTAAAGATTTAAATTTTTTCCATTGGATACAATATTCAAAATATGACCATTTATTAAGTTTGTCTATATAATATATATTAAATCCGATTTTTATTAAATAATCTAATATTTTTATATGTTTATTATATAAAGCATTATGAAACGCATTAAATCTATTATATTCATTATTTTTAAATATAAAAGAATAATCTTTTATAGTATTGGCATAATTTACTAATATTTTCAATACTTTAATATGACCTTTCCTTGTGGCAAGGAAAAAAACAATTTTCATCATTTTCAGTAGTTATTTTTACATCCAATAGATTATGTTTAATTAAATAATTTAATATTTGTGTATTACCTGTATATGCCACTATTAATGTTAATTCTGAAATAATATGTGTATCTTTGAGATTATCAATATCTGATAAATATTCAACAAATTCTTTAAAATAATTGCGATAAGTTATATAATATAAAGTAATATCTTTATCATTTTTTCTCATTGATTTAATATTATTAAAATTTAATAATATTTGTTCTTTTGTTTTTTGTGATTTAGATATTGCTCTAATTATTGAAAGCATCACTCATAATATATATATATAATAAATAAATAAAATCAATTATGTATATAGCGCCATTAAATAAACAATAATTTATTAATACATGTGAAATTAATAAAAAACTTTTCTTTATTGAATTTATTAAGCACATTTATATATTTACTAATTTTATAACCATATAATCGGCCTCCTTTGCCATAGAAATATTTTAATATTTTATTATAGCGACAATTAAATAAACGACGATTTAATACTTTATTTGATACTTTATAACCTTTTTTATCTAAATATTTTAAAGATTTAATTTTACCCAATTTAATAATAAAGTGATAATTTTCATATGTATTATAAACTCTATTATATATTCCAAACCCAATTTTTATTAAATAATCTAATATATTAATATGTTGGCAAATTAACGCATATTCAAAAGCATTAAAATCACTACCACTTGAATATATAAATTTATTATCTTTTATATCATTAGAATATTTTACCAATATTTTTAATACTTTAATATGACCTTTGCAAGTAGCAACAGTAAAACAATTTTGATAATTTTTTTCTATTTCTACATCTAATAAATCATTTTTTATTAAATATTTTAATATTCGTGTATTACCTGTATGAGCAACTATCAATGATAATTTTGGAATATGTGGTCTAATTAATTCTTGGGTTTCCGGGGATTCAATTAATTTTCGCAATTCTTTAAAATAACCGCGATATGTTATATGATATAAACATTTTTCTTTATCATTTAACGCCAATATTTCTTCTTTTGATAAAGTTGATTTAGATAATTTGTTAATTTCATTAATCATAATGGCACAATATATTCCTTATTTATATATTATATATGTTAAGTAAAAAATCAATTATTACTTTTATCTTTATGAATAGTATATTAATATTAATATCTTATTTACAATATATATTATTAATAGATAACAATTATGTTATTATTTATGTTATATTATTATTAAAAGATATAATTATGGAACGTGGCTTATTTTATTCGGTATATAATAAACCAAATATATATAACAAAGATAATATTGATAGAAATATAATTAAATATGATAATATTGAATATTATAAATATTTATTATTGGGCACAATTGTTGAATCATTAACATATATTACAACAATTAATATATATAATTTTAAAGAAAGCAATATAATTAATGATTTAATAATGTTTATTCCTATTTCATTTATTTATGAATTAATATTTGATTTGGGGCATTATTTAACACATAGAATGCTTCATAAAATACCATTATTGTATAAATATGTTCATAAAATACATCATAAATATGTATATTGTAGCACTAAAACAACACATTATCATCATCCTGTTGATTTATTAATTACTAATTCAATACCACATTTAATAGCATTTGGCACTCTTATATATATATGTTCAAGTCTAAGCCCAAGTCCAAGCCTAAGCCCCTTCCTAAGTCCCAGCCCATCTTTGTTCCAATTAAATTTATTATTAATATATAAATATTTTATAGAACTAAGTGGGCATTGTGGTAAAATATTAAACGCCACATCATTTCCACAATGTATATGGTTACCTAAAATATTTAATATTGAATTAAAACCGGAAGACCACGACTTACATCATACTTTAAATAATTGTAATTATTCTAAAAGGTTTAAATTATGGGACAAAGTATTTAATACATATAAAAATAAATAATATATATATATTATATAATTAATTAATGTCTATTGTTGATTTTACAGATTATTATCAATTTATTAATTGGACCAGATATGAAAATGGCGGCAGTTTTAATGCCAATTTAGACGGTTCCTCTGTAAGATTAGTAACTCCTGCTAATCCCGGCACTAGTATTGCTATAGAACGTGTTATACACGCAACAGGAACAATATCATTTGATTTTAATATTATAAGTTCTCAAACGGGTGCATTTACTTTTTTTTTATTTATTAATAATGTAACAATAATTGGACGTAATAGTGGCCCATTAAATATATCACAATCTTATTCAATTAATCTTAATATTGGGGATACATTAAGCATTGCTGTTGAAATGCCATTTAGTTCAACAACAACTTTATCCAATTTTTTATTTACGCCCGCGGCGCCAGAAATATGTTTTTTAGAAGGGACAAAAATCCTTTGTTTAAAAAATAAAGTAGAACAATATATTGAAATTGAGAAATTAGATAAAACAATATTAGTAAAAACATTGAGAAATGGTTATAAAAAAATAGCACATTTATATAAATCAACAATTAATAATCCAAGTAATAATGAAAGAATACCAAATAGATTATATATATATAAAGCCAAAGCCGAAGCCCCATATATAAATAATTTAACAGAAGATTTAATTTTAACGGGTTATCATTCAAGATTAACAGATTATATAACGGACGAACAAAGAGAAGAATTAATAAAAATAATGGGTAGAATATTTGTAACAGATAATAAATATAGATTAATTGCTTGTGTTGATAATGAGGCACAACCTTGGACGAATGAGGGCATATTTAATATTTATCATTTAGCATTAGATACAAATGATATTAATATAAATTTTGGTATTTATGCTAATGGTTTATTGGTTGAAACTTGTTGTATAAAAACAATAAAAAGAAAGGGCCAACTTATAAAAGATTTTTAATAAAATCATAATGTTCATTTATAATGGTGGCAATATGAGTTTTTTTACAAACAATATGATTATATTGATTAATATTAATAACAATTATATTATTATAATATCCTGTTGATTCGGAATTACTAAAAAATATAATTTTAATATTATTAATATTGAATTTATTTTTCATAAGAGTAATTAATTGCCCGAGATATTCTAATTCAGTGGTTTTAAAATACAATGAATATTCAGAATGTTCAACACGATTAATCATTGGTTCTTCAAATCTAAAAAGCAATAATTGTTGATTATTTGTTAATTTTTCATATAATCTGTTTTTACGACGTTCATATTTATCTTTGAATATAGGAAATTCTTTTATATGACGCAAATCGTGTATAAATCGTAAATAATATTTAGTATGTGTTAAATAAAAATAACAAATATTATGAATAATTTTAATATTTTTATAATATTCTGGATTTAATAAATCTTCAAAATCTGTTTCAAATAATTTAACAATGGCCCACATTGAAGAGCCAATATAATCAAAAAAATGTGTTTCTGTGCTTTGACCTAATATTTTTGTGAAAAAATATTTAAAATTACAATTATAACCCAAAGATAAAATATCGTAATCTTTAAATAAATCAGTTATTGAATTATTCATTTGTGGTTATGGCTGAAATTGAATTATATAATATATATATATAATTTGCTCGCCATAGCCATAGCCACAAATGAATAATACAATAACAAAATATATAAAAAAATATCTATTTAATATTCATAATTTAAAAGATACAATTGTAATAAAAAGGAAAACATATATAATAGATTATAAATCAATAAATGTGTTTTTTGAATCAAATATTAAATCGGATAATTATAAATATAATTTAAAAAGGGAATTGTTAATATATATTATATTAAATAATAAATTAAATACTGATTTTTATAAATATAGTCAAATATGGTCAAATATTAATACAAAACTTCAAACATATTTAATACACTATATATTACCGGAGAATATAAAAACAATGAAAGTGGAATACAAAGGAGGTAGAAAATATAATTATGATTTTGAGATTATATATAAAGATATTAATAATGAGATACAAAATAAGAATATTGAATTTAAACATAATTTTAAAAGTATTTCAACATACCCACAAATTTTATCTTTACAATCAAAAAAGATTTATTTTAATGTTGATTATGCTGAATATATAGAATCATTGTCAAAATTATATAATATTGATAATATAAATAGAAATGATTATATAATTTTGACAATTAATTATAATTCAAATAAATGGTTTAAATATATATATACAAATGAAAAATTATTCATTAATGAAAAGAAGCAAATTATTGATAAATCAATACATAATTTTTTAATTGATAAAATCAATATTATTATAAATGATATGGATATGATAAATAAAAAATTAAACTCATTGGCAGATAAACATTATATGTTATGGGATAAAAATGATTTTAAGTATGATTTTATTACAAAAGAGGAATTGACTTTAAAAAAAACATATATATTAAAAAAAAATAAAAATAATATGTATAATACTATATGTTTTGATACTAATAATAAAACAACAAAGATAGAATTTTTATTGAGATGGAAAAATCATTATGGAATATTAAATCCGGCTTTTCAAATTAAATTTATAAGGATTAAATAAATATTGGTATAATATGATTCAATTCGGTAATATTTATTGCCGCATTTCCAAAATAAATATCAATAAATTCATTTGTTTTTGGATTATCAAATGACGCGATTATAATATCAAATAATGAATCATTTGGGCATTTAATACAAATTAAATGATTTTCAATTAAATATTCAAAATCAACATTTATTAAACAATAATTGAGTTTATATTTGCCAGTTCCGTAACCTCTATTTAAAACTATTATTTTATCTTTGGTGCCTTTTTTAATAATATAATTTTTTTTTTCTTTATTTTTATAATTAACAATTGATAATTTATTATCTATAATGTCACTATTATAAATTAATCTTGTATTCTCATTATTATCTGTTAATATATTTTTAACTTGATTCCATACAACTGTTCCTATTGATAAATTACATTTTAAATTATATAAAGTATCATATTTATTATTTAAAATATTATTTAATTTAACAATATTATCCTTTGTATTAAATGATATACAATTATTTATATTTAATATAAAATTATCATTTATATTAGATAAGTCTTTGGTATTTTTAATAATAAATATAAATGAACGATATAATATTTAGATGTATTCGCAATATTAATATAGAAGATTACATAGAATAT